GTCTTGAAAAACGAAGTCCGTGATTATTATGACGAAATGAGACGACTTCGTGAAAAGGAAGTATCTTTTGGAGAACTGTCGGAGCATGAACTTAGTCAGCTTGCGACAACGGACAAGTATTTTGCCACAGAGCAAATTTTTAACGTGCTTGGTCTGGATGTAATTGTAAATAGCGAGAGCATAGCGGCGGCGTTAAAAAATCTGCCGGAGCGCAAGCGTGACATTATCCTACTTTCTTATTTTCTTGAACTTTCGGACACGGAAATAGGAAAAAAGCTAAACCAACTACGTTCTACCGTGCAATATCAACGGACAAGCACGTTAAAGGCACTTAAAAAAGTAATGGAGGAGGAATCGGCTGATGAATAAGCAGACCACAGCAAAACGCAACACTAACAACCGCTTACTTCCGTACCCAACAATTGTAATGGCGGCCGGCGGTGATGTTGACGCTATCAACGCCGTGCTAAAGCACTATGAAGGTTATATAGCGGTACTGTCCACTGTGCGGCTATATGATGAACGTGGCAATCCTCGTCTATGCGTTGATGATGGAGTAAAGCGCAGACTGGAAACAAAGCTAATAACCGCTCTTCTAAATTTTGATGTAGCGGCGTAGGACAAGCCAAGCCCATGCAGGGAGCGTGTACCCCTTTCCACGCCCCTGTTTATGGGCTGTTTGTCGTTTTTCTAAAGCATTTTACATTTTGACTATTTTGCACTTTGACAAAGAAAGCCCGCAAGACAACGGCGGCGCAGTATATAGCAAAGCGGATACATTCGGTTTATGCCGAGCCGGGCGGCTTGTGCGCCATGACTTCCCCACCGTGGAACGAGCGACAAACACAACGCCGTAATGGAGATATGGCAATCTTCGGGCGATAACGCATAAATCGTGATAATGATACTCCCGCCAAGTCACAGTCAGAGCGTTAAAAGCGTCGTAGGCAATGATGGCGGCGACATGAGAACCATGCCGGGGTGAAATTCCCGTGAGGTTATGCCAACAACCGTCCGTGTTTGTATTAGCAATAAAAATTTCAATCACAAAATAAAACTAAGCCTATTTTTTTGATGGGCTTTTTATGTATTGGAGGGGTTGTGTTATGCAAAACACAGTACAGTATAAAAGTGAAGTTAGGGTTGTTCCGTTTGGTAATAGCGGCAGAACAGTCACTATCGAAAATCTTACACCAGTTCTTCTCCCCAAAGAGAGGGAGCGGCGTAAAAAGGATATTGAGAAACGCCTGTTTAATGTCTTTAGCAAGTATACACAGGCATCAAACCAATGAGTATTTGCAAAATAGGGGCTGCATAATGGGATAGGATGCGTTATAATTTTCATGTAGGTTATTGGCCCCTTTTCCGATAACGAAAGGGAGCTAAATATGAAAAACGCAACTAAAGCCATCTATGGCAGACAATCGATTGATAAAGCTGACAGTATCAGTATCGAAAGTCAAATCGAATTTTGTAAATACGAATTAAAGGGGGAAAGTTACCGAGAATACACCGACAAAGGATTTTCGGGAAAAAATACAGACCGCCCCAAATTTCAAGAAATGGTACGTGATATAGAGCAAGGGCTTATCTCAAAAGTAGTGGTTTACAAACTTGACCGGATAAGCCGCTCTATAATCGACTTTGCTCGAATGATGGAGTTGTTCGGGAAGTACAATGTTGAATTTGTTTCAGCAACAGAAAAATTTGATACGAGTACCCCAATGGGTCGGGCAATGCTAAATATCTGTATTGTATTTGCACAGCTTGAACGTGAAACCATACAAATGCGTGTTGTAGATTCTTACTACTCACGCTGTACCAAAGGTTTTCACATGAGCGGTGTAGCACCATATGGATATAAACTAACCCCGACAACAATTAGCGGTGTACGAACCAATATGTATGAGGTAGACCCGGCAACAGCGGCGCGTGTCAAGAAAATGTTTGAAATGTATGCCGACCCACAAACCTCTCTTGGCGATATTGCACGATACCTATGCAATGATGGCACAGGAGGTAAGAAATTCCCTCGTGTGTCAATATCGACAGTATTGAGAAATCCTGTTTACGCACAAGCCGACCTTGATATGTATGAATTTTTTAAGGCTCAAGGAACAAATGTTGTAAATGATGCCGCCGATTTTGCAGGCATAAATGGTTGCTTTCTTTTTCAAGGCAAGGGTATTACCAAAAGCAAACAATTCAACTTGGAAAACCAAATACTTGTTGTTGCACCGCATGAAGGTATCGTATCTTCAGAAACATGGCTTGCCTGTCGGAGAAAGATGCTGAACAACAAAACCTTTAAGCGAGGGCGTAAAGCCACAACATGGACTGCCGGAAAAATAAAATGCGGGCGTTGTGGCTCGGGGCTAACGTGTCTAAGGAGTATCAAAGATGTACTTTACTTCCGTTGTCGCAGACGAGCTGACAGAAAAGACTGCGAAGGTTGTGGAACACTCCATGTAGTAGAGGTTGAAAAACTTGTGTACGATGAAATGTGTCGAAAAATGGACGAGTTTCAAACGCTGACTGGTGGCGAAACAAAAGCAAATCCACGATTAACTGCGTTATATACAGAACTCGCACAGGTAGAGGCAGAAATAGAAAAACTGCTGGACACACTCACAGGAGCAAATGCCGTCTTAATATCTTACGCAAATGGCAAAATTGAGGAACTTGACGCAAAAAAGCAATCACTCTCAAAAGCGATTGCCGAAATGACTTCTGATTCACTTAACCCAAAACAGATACAGAAAATATCGGGCTATCTGAACGATTGGGAGAACGTGGATATTGAAGATAGGCGGACTGTACTTGATGAAATGGTTGCAAGGGTGCTAACAACAAAGGAGAGTTTCCAAATTGAATGGAAAATCTGAGCAAATCAAGCAATATACATCATTGTATCTTTAGTTGTACATTGGACGCTGATGATGATAACCTTGCGAACTGTTTTCCCTTGTTCCTTATCCTTGTATGGCATTGTGTAATTATTGTTGTCGTGGATAATAAAGTTCAAATCCTTGTAGACCCGTGTTTTCTGTGTGAAAGTGACATATGCATACTTTTCAAGCATTTGTCTGAACTCGTCACGCTCAACAATTATGCGGTCATTTTCTACGTGGTTGCTAATCTCTAACAACTCAACAATAGAAATGTATTCGCGAATAATCATATCTAGTAGTGTCATATATCTGCCCCCTCTAAACTTTGACTTTGCTTCTCAAATATATTTTGGTTGTTTTCGTGCTGGCGTGCCGTAGCTTCTCCATCACTTGTTTTTTTGAACGGCATTTTTTGTATTCCAACTTGGCATATGCACGCCTTAAATCGTGACAAGCAAAACCTAATTCTTTGGCTTGCCTTTGTAGATAGTTGGCAGAATAGAATACTTTTTTATCTTCTGATGTGCCGTCTATAAACTCAACCAAATCTTGATACAGTTTAGAATATGAAGTTGCTTGAACCGTTACCACTTCACAAGACCCACCTTTGCCAACAAAAGAGAAGGTTATTGTATCTTCTGTGATGGTGCAGTCTTTACGGGTAACGCTCGCTAATTCAGAAACACGCAAACCAGTAGCAATAATGGTCTGGTAAGCTAACTTTAGCTTTTTATTCCGTATGCGCTTAATCTTCTTATCTACTTGGGTAAAGTCAACACTGTTTAGCTTGCGGTGTTTTTTTCGTGTACCTTTTCCTAACTGCTCGATAATCTCCAATGTATTAGCAGACAAAGTAATATTCTGAAATGTGCAAAAATGTAAAAAAGCATTCTTTGATTGCGAAAAGTGATTTTTGTGCTTTATAGTGCCTAGCTTATCAAGTATCTTGTCTATGTCAAAATTGCTCATCGTATTGGTCACATTCTGCCCATCAAAAAGCGTGCAAAGTTTTTTGTAGTATGTTTGTGCGGTATCTGGTCGGTATGAAGCCAAGAGGTAATCTCTGTAGGCATTCAACAAATCATACTTCATCATTACACAATATACCTCCCGGCTATGGAATCCAGTGCGACAAAAACACGGCCTGCCGGCAACGCATAGCGAAACCCACGTGCGACACTCTCACCACAACACCTACACACCTTCACATTTACCATATATATTATATATATAATATATATGGCATTCCCTTGTGCAATTAGAATGGCGCGGGAAATGACGGCGAAACCTTATATCTCTGGTGCTTCGGTAGTCGTAACTGGTCTGTAATTGTTCTGCCTTATAATATGCACGGGTTACACTTTGGTTACAAGGTGGTTACGGTGGATTTTTTGTGCATAAAAAAACAAGGATTCATAAAAGTTCCTTGCTAATTTGTTTCATTGAAATCTTGATACTGTTGCACTAACTCTAATTCTTCTTTGGTGATTGATTTTGTAGCGGATTCCAAAAATAGTGGGAGTAGTTGCTGTATCAAATCTTTATCATCAATTTCTATCACCGAATTGTTTTCAGACTTTTCTACACAAAATTTTATATTCTCTAAATTGTCTTTGTCCACCAAATAATAATATGTATTGTCTTGATAGTTGGTCTTGCCAGTTACAACGTAGCTGTGTTTATCACTTAGCGTGATGATATCTTTTACATCTATGTCTAACACTATCTGCCACGCCCTTTGCTATCTGCCAATTCATCTTCTAAAACTAGCCCATGTTGCGCAAACCAGATTTTGATTGCATCTATATCAATGTTTATTTTAGCTATTTTAGAAATTGATTTGACCATCGTTATTATAGGGTATATTGATAACCCAGCAAAAACAGTATTGGCAATGATTTGTATTATTGAAGGAGAATCCGTAAGATAAGCGGCAACATTTACTCCAAACGCTCCCACTGCTAGAAAAGAAAGCACGGAAATTTGAAGTGCGATACCACCACTTACTACAAGGCTCTTTTGTATATCATATTTTTCTACTTGCTCTATGTAATATTCTTTGTTTTCATCATTCATTTCATCAATTATTCTTACTTCTTTCATTTTTTCACCCACTATATAATATCACATTAATGAATTAAATGCCAATGAGCTACACATAGTGTCGTTTTTTCGCAAGCTAAAATATTGTCGAATAACGCTTGAATGTTGCATAATTACGAGCTACAATATAAAAGACATGTTTGTCATAAAATGTAATTTATATTTGAGGTGTTATTATGAATGCTAGGGATAGGCGCGTTATACAGCAGCACAAAGAGTCGATTGAACACAGCAAAATGAATCACGAGGAATCAATTGAGGTCTCAAAAAAAAATCTTAAATTAACTGTATTCGTCATTGTATTAACCATTGTGAGCATTCTAGTTGCCATCATGGGGATTCAAGTTAATAGGCGTGGATTTGATGATGCACCTGAACAACCTCAACCAACAGTCACTATACAATACAACACGGGTGACGCTTTCTTCCCTTTGTCTAGATTTTCAACTGTTCCGATAGACAGCAACGGTTATATTGAATTTTCCCATCCATGGTGGGAGCCTGAAGACAAGGGGCTCCAATTTGAAGGGTGGGTGCGTGATGACAATGCCAGTCATGGAATTTATCCCGCTGGACATCATTTAAGAATTAATGTAGGAGTGCAAGCGGACGGTTCAACCTTAGTTTTTTATGCAAGAATGATGTTTATGGATTTGGAATGCATTGACAGTCGCGGGAGGGTTACTATATTTTATCATTACAGCGGGGGTTATAATCCGCCAAGCGCACTGGGTATGGTAAAAAACAGCGTTGGTGCAGTACAATTTCAACATCCTCTTGATGTTCCAACTAGAATGGGTTATAGATTTGTTGGATGGCAACTTCATGGCGATGCCGATTTTGAAATTACAGTCGCTAGCCAATATGTAGTTATTCCCATAGGAAATCCAACCCAAAATGCGTTTATAATGTTTATCCCAAAATGGGAACGTCTTTATTAATGCAAACAAAAATGCTCATTTTGCATTAATTGCACAATAAGCATTTTTCATTTTAGAGGAAATTAACTATAAAATTTAACATTAAGAATTTTTACTTTATGTCCCTCTGCCTTTTTTGATACTACCATTATCTTTTCGATGTAGTTCTGTAGAAATTGCAATTTTTCACCTTTAGTTAGCAATCCCCAATTGTCACGGAAATTAGCAATAATATTCGCTGTTGTGACTTGCATTTCTTCTGTTGGTTCTTCTGGTAGACTTGCAAGCCTATCTGTATATGTATCTTTTTCGTTTGTTACGATTTTGACCATTTGCTGGTATTCATCGAAAGTTATGCGTTCATCTATATACAGTGTCATAACTTTTTTTGCTTTCGTTTCCAGCTTTTTTATAGCTGTTATGTATTCTTCACGTAGAAGTGTATTAATAGCTATCTGTTTGTTTTTTTCTGCATTCTGCTCTTCTGCTAGGATTTCATCTGTAACACTCATATCTTCAATTGTGTCCATGTAATTCTCAAAGACAGCTTCTACTTTTCTGTGCGAAATGGTCGCACAATCACATAACCCCTTTAGAACATTAAGGCAACGATACTGCCCGTTAGAAATCTTCTCACCTCGCTTGTTTATTCTGTATATATTATGGGTTTGCATTTTACTATCGCATTCAGCGCAGTATAATGTACCACTAAAAAAGTTATCTTCTTTCGGTCGTTTTGTATATGACTTCTTTTTTATATTACATATTCTTTTCTGCACATCGTCAAACAAATCTTGTGTGATAATTGCTTCATGCTTACCGTCGGCTTCAAAATATCTTGCTTTGTCTGCTAATGAATATCTTACCTTGCCGACATAATTTGGATTTGTTAATATATTTCTGATACTAGCACTATTCCATGTTTCACCTCTTTTTGGTTTAACATTGCGGTGATTTAAGTTTTTCGCTATTGCTTGAAAGGTTAAACCACCATCTATATACATGGCAAATATCTCCCTAACAATCTCGGCTTCTTCTGAAATTATCTTTTGTATCTTATCGCCGTTTTTACGACTATAACCGTATGACGATACAAATGCACTTAATGTATATCCTTCTTTGACTTTCTTTTCGCAAGCAAGGGTTATTCTCTCAATAAGGTTTTCACGCTCAAATTCTGCAAATATTCCTATGATTTTAAGAAACATTCTGCCCGAAGCTGTTTGCGTGTCTATACTCTCCATTAGTGAATTGAAAGTACAGTTATACTCTTGGAATAACTCGGTAAGGTCTATCAAATCTCTAACCCGTCGAGTAAGCCTATCTATCTTGTATACCAGTACATTATTAACATTGCCCATTTTTATGTCACTTATAAGTTCGTTTATGGCTGGTCGGTCAGTTACATTTTTTCCGCTTATCCCTTCATCTGCGTAGACTTTGTAAAAATCCCAATCCATAATCTTTATGTAGCTTTTTAGCTTCTCAATTTGCGCACGGATTGAATATCCTTCTTTGGCTTGTTCCTCGGTAGAAACTCGCACGTAGATTGCTGTTTTCATATTTTCTCTTGTCCTTCCTTTTCGGACAGAGATTTTATTTTGTCTTGCTTTATTTTCCTCGGTATGGAAGTTTTCAAAAAGAATTTAAGTATTTCTCGCTGTGTTGATTTTGGTAACACTACTTTTTCTTTTATTCCATCTTGTTCCATATTGCACCCCTAGGTAACATATGAGTTCTACGCAATATATGCGTGGGGGCTTGTAATAAAGAATTGTCTTTTAAGGAAATAAAATAGGACAAACACTGTGTTTATCAGTATTCGTCCCATATGGTTTTTTTATATTTTCATTAAATATAAGTAATCTATCCAAATGCCGATCATTTTATCGGCCATTTGGGGTGATGCGCAAAGGGGCTACACACAGAATGTTTGCATCGCGTTGCTTGAAACGTTTTATGGATATGCCACGATGTTACGATATACTCGCGGCAATCAATCGCATGAGGCAAATGGAGTGGCACAAAGTTTCAAAATCTAGTGAGTGAATGCGATATTTGCAAAAGTCGCGAGTAGTGCATGATAGACTCCACGGTCGCACATGCTTACTTGCTGGGCGGCCTTCCTGCCGCTAATTTATCGTGTTGGTACACTTGAAAATTACCAACAGAGAGAAACATAATCAAATGGGTGGTCATAGTCTGATCGTTTTCATCTGGCAGAGATATCCACCCTGCCGGTTTCTCCTCAAATAATACCTACTGGCTTTTTTCCTTTAAAAATGGAAAAATCAACGGTTAGTGGTAGTATAGGCTCATGGTTTAACGTGGAAGTTTCGTTAGCGTTGATGCTTTGTTCCATGTACAAAATAAGCGCATCAAGTTTAGAACGCATTGACTGAAGCTCACGCGGAATGTTTTCATACTTTTATCGTACTTGGTCGAGCTGGGAATGGGCAAATAGAGTTCTGTAATCTAAAATAAGACCATAATCCATAAAATGAACCATCAAGCCGTCGGTCAAGCTTTTATTGTTGACATGCTGGCATGGATATGATAGACTTGTCGTTGTCGCTGATGTAGCTCAGTTGATAGAGCAACTGATTCGTAATCAGTAGGTCGCGGGTTTGAATCCCGCCATTAGCTCTTATGTATCTTTGGTACGTTTGTACTTTACACCGTACCACGTTGGGCTGTCGCCAAGCGGTAAGGCACAGGACTTTGACTCCTGCATCCCGAAGGTTCGAATCCTTCCAGCTCAGTTTCCAAAATGCCCCGAAAACACTATGTTTTCTGGGCATTTTTCATTTGCATGACACGAATTTACCCTTCGTTTTACCCTTTAGAAGATTTTACACCCTTTATAAACTCATCCATTCTGGCAGCACTGTTACGTTTCATTTCTTCGGTGACGTGTCCGTACACATCAAGGGTAAATGCGGCAGTATGGTGTCCCAAATTTTCTTGTACTGTTTTTACATCATCACCAGACATTAGAGCTATAACTGCATAAGAGTGTCGCAAATCATGATACCGTGAGGATGGAATTCCAAGGTCGGTAGCTATGCGCTTGTAATTCCTATAAACCGTGAAATGCTTTAGATGTTCGCCTAGTTCATTGGTAAACACGAATCCGCTGTCA